GAGTTGAAATTGATCCAATCACTCCTGTATCAACAACTGCTACGTCTGCATCTTGGTTATTGTTTATGTCTTCTGTTGTAATAAATATGTTTGTTGGCAAAGTAGACATAGCAGAATAAGTTAACACTGCATTATCGCTAGTAATGTCCAAATAACCTGCTGATGCTTGATATTTGTAAGCAGAACTTAAAACGTTTCTTATTACAAACGTTGGATAAGTTGGAGCATAAATTGCTCGATACAAAATTTGTCCACTAAGAGGAGCAGACAAACTAGCTGTAAAACCGTATTGGTCTACATTTAATATAAAAGGGTTTACGTTACTTTCTTGGTTTGCAAAGAAAGCTTGTAACGTAATAATTGGTGTTGAAGTAAATGTTATATTGAACGATTTACTTGCTGTTTCTAAATTGTTGAAGATAAGAAAATCTTCATCATATTCTCCAGTTATTTCCAACTCAAACAAACTTACTGGAACTTGTATTTGATAAAATGGATATGTTATTTCTGTTGATGTTAAATCAAAATATTCTTTTCCTGTTGGAAACGAAGCAGAAACAATTTGTGTTTGTTGAGATCGGTTAAAAGAATATGTTTTCTTTTTACGATTGGGATTAAATCCAGCCATGTTCTATACAAGTTAAATAGATAGGCTGGAGGTATAATCAATCACAAACTAGGAAACACATAACGTTGTAGCAACGGAATCAAATGTGGCCTTTTCGTAGTACAGGTTGAAAGAATCCTCTTTTGCTTTTCTTCCTTTGAAAGCTTGTTCCAACTATCAACATAATTGTTTTGAATAATCAATTCAAACAACTTGTTGTAGTAATCCCAAGCTCTTTGCTCATCTGTCATGTGTTGAACAGGTTGAGAATTTCCAGAATTCATTTCATTATAAACTGCTTCAGCAGCCATGCTACCAAAAAGCAGCTTGCCAAAATTTGTCATCTTATAAGAATCAAATGCAAGTGAAAAAGGATTTGGAATTTCTGGAATCTTTAGCATTTTCTTACCTCTACCTTATTATACCATAATGTTACTAAATATTAAAACAATTTAATCTCTGGTATAAAAGGCTATTTTATATTAGCTGCTAAAGAATCTCAGCAGAAATTGTTGCCAATGCACTACGTTCTCCTTTAAGGAAGGTTACATGGCCGGAAATACTTTGTGATTTAAATCTTTCGATTGCTATTGAAAGGCCATTGCTTACTGAATCAACATAAGTGCTGTCAATTTGTTCAAGATCACCTGTGAGAACGATTTTAGTGTTTTCACCTACACGGGTAAGAATGGTTTTTATTTCATGTAAGTTTGTATTTTGAGCTTCATCTACGATGATGTAAGCGTTAGCAATTGAACGACCACGAATAAAGGTCATTGCTTGAACTTCAATAATACCTTCATCAAAATAGCTTTGAAGAACTTGCTCATCAAATTTTGGTTGTTCTGCAACAATCTTTTTTTTCTTTGCGCCAGAACTTGATTCTTTTGGTTGTTCTGAAGCTCCTAAAAGGAAACGTAGGTTGTCTTTGATTGGAGCAAGCCAAGGCTCTAGTTTTTCGTTTAAATCGCCGGGAAGAAATCCTATGTCCTTGCCAACAGGCATAACTGGACGACAAATAACAAGCGAACGATATTTACGATGATTTAATACTTGTTCAAGTCCAGCATCGATAGCAAGAAGAGTTTTACCGCAACCGGATTTACCTGCAAGAGTTACAAGCTTAATTGTATCGTCGAACAAAAGATCACGGGCAAATTCTTGTTCTTTGTTACGAGGAGAAATCTTGCTTGAAATTTTTCCAAGAGGAAGAATTGGTTCTCCTTTTGCAATAAAACGAGCCATAGCAGATTGCTGACCATTTTTTAGAACAACAAACTGGTTTGGGTACAAATCTTCTTCAATATCTTTTGGCAAAAAGAATTGCTCTTCATTTGAATAAAATTGTTTAACGATTACGTCTTCACGTTCAATAACTTTTACTCCTGAGTATAAAGAGTTTACAGAAGTTGCAACATTGAACTTGCGATAATCTTCACATTTAATTCCCAGAGCCTGAGACTTTAGTCTTAAGATTGTATCACGGGTAACAAGAACAACATGTTCTTCTGTGTGTTTACTAATATAATTTATGCAGAATTGAGCAATGATGTTGTCACCGCTTTTCTTTTCTTGCATCTCCATAGGGAGATGATGTGGTGTATGTTCTGGATATATGTCTTCAATAGACAATATTTTTAATGTTCCGAGGTTTTTTCCAAGTGGGATGCCAGCTTTAAAGTCTTTGTTGATTTTTGTTAAATCTGCGAGCTTACGCACTACTTCACGGGCATTGCGACCTACTTCATCTTGACGATCTTTGTGTCTATCAAGTTCTTCAAGAACAATTAAAGGAAGAACAAGATCATGTTCTTCAAAACCAAACAAACTGTTACTGTCAGAAAGCAAAACGTTTGTGTCGAGAATGTATGTTTTTTTCATGTAATATCCTTAGTTTAAACAAAAAAGGGTAGCATAGCTACCCTTGAACTAAAACAAAATTTTGATTAAAGATTTCACTCTGTTTTTTCTTCACTCTTTTCTTTGCGTGTAGCAAGTGTTGCTTTAATAAGTTCTGCACCAAGAGCACGAAGCTTGCGAACACTTTTACGAACACGAACACCGGCTGCATGATTTCCCTTTGCTGCATTCTTGTGTACATCTTCTTCAACTTGTTCAACAAGCAATTTAAATTCAGCCCAAACATCTAATGTTAACCTTGAGTCACTCATTACATTCTCCTAATTGTTTTAGTAACTATACTGGTTAGAAGAATATATTTTGTATAGTGTTTTATCAGTGTGATTGCTTCCAAAGATTGAATATCATTGAAGCAAATGCACCTGCGGCTGACAAAGCTAGTGCCCAATATATTTTTGCTAAATTTGTACGAAGCTTAACAATGTAATTCAATTCTTCTAGTTGCGGACCAGCAATGGTTTCAATAGCTGATTTGAACTTTTTCAAGTCTTTGATTTCGTCTTCAACTGTTGGAATTATGTCGCACTTCTTGTTTAAATCTTTGATGTTTGTATCAAGCTTGGTTTCAATAACTCTTACCCGAGAAAATAATCCATCCAAAGGATCATAAAGGGCTTCAGAAACTTTATCGAGCTTTTCTGTACTTTTATCTTGTTCGTCTTGAATATGCTCTATCATAACATAGAGTTTTTCAAAACCACCATTAAGTGCAGCACTTTGTTCAACCTTTCTAACAAGGATTTCCAGTAATTCTCGTTCAGTATTTGTAGCCATTGATTAATCTCCTTATTATAAGTATATGAATACTCAAAGGAAAATTCATGAATTCAAATTCGTTTTATGAGAAAAATACCATACAAAAACATTTTATTTCTGCTGTTGAAAAAATTGAGTTTAACATCGATAAAATCAATTTTGCTATATCCAATCAAAACCAAACCTACCTACAGAAAAATTCTTACCAATTAATTTCACAACTGCTAACGCCTAATAACTCATGGGAACGTATGCTTTATCAAGAGTTACTTGAAATGTGTTTTAAACTGGAACTAAAATGTCAATACAGTAGCCATATGTTTTTAAAAGCTTTTATAGCTTTGGCAAAAGAATATTCAAAGCAAGACAATCTTAAACATATGCAACTAGTGGAAGATAACCAAATAGAAGGAAGCAAGTACCTTAAAATTATTTTGGATACATGTTATCCGGCAACCGAAAAAGATATCAATTATTTGGTTGATAATATTTCTACTGACCATCTTGTTTCAGAAACAATAAAACAAGCAACAAAATTGTCTGGCATTGAAGGTAATATTGTTGTTGAAGATTATAATGGTTCAAACATTGTTGTTGAACTTCAATTTGGATACAATTTTAAAGTCAATCCCTTTAAGGGATTTATTCCTTCTTTCGGATCATGGATACGTTCAAATGCAAAAATATTGTTAGTTGATGGTTTGATTGAAAAAGTATCTGAAATGGATAATATCCTAAGAAAAAGCTTTGATACAAAGCTTCCATTGATTATGGTTGCTCAAGGATTTTCTGAAGAAGTTATTGCTACTCTTCATGCAAACAATACCAGAGGTGGTTTTGATATCATGCCAATCAGATTAGAGCAATCATTAGACACACTTAACATGCTTAATGATATTGCTGCTGTGTCTGGATGTGATGTTGTTTCTTCTTTGAAAGGTGAAATGATTACATTTGTTGATTATGATTCTTTACCGACTATTGAAAAAGCAACCCTTACAAACGGTGTATTAACGATAGAAAACAATAAAACTAGAAATCGAGTGCTTTCACATCTTGCATATCTTAATCAAAGACGTAAAGAACAAGCAGAAAACACAACTGTTTCAGATCTTGCAGATTTGACAACCAAACGTATTCAAAATTTGTTGGCGCACATTGTTAAAATAAACGTACCTAATGGTATGGCAAGGCAATATAAAGCATCATTAGATAATGCTATTAGAGCTTGCAGAACGGCTTACACCTATGGCTATTGTAGTCCTAGCAAAATGAATTTAACTAACTTATCAAGTGAATGGAAAAAAATGCATCAAGCTATGACAAGTCAGCAAACAGATATTCCAGTGTCTAGCATTGGCTTGTATTTATCTGGATGGTATGCTGCTAGTTTAGCAGCAAGTTATTTTACTGCTGCTGGTGCTGTTGTATCAGCCGTTGATAATTGTGTTAGCTAGATTTGTATGTACTTTGTTTGAAACATACAAACGGATGGATGGGGTATTCTCACAAAGATATTTTAAACTTGAAAGTGGAAGTTTTGAAAGTTCTGTTGCTAGGTTTTTAATAACCGCATTTGAATTACCTTCAAGTAAGGTATAAGCTTGAGCTTTTTTGATACAAAATTCTAGTAGTTGAACGGAATCGTTCTTATAAAGACTGTATAGACTTTTATCTTTACCAACTCTGTTAATTAACATTCCAGCGGCTTCATTAACACATTTAGTTAATGATTCTGCGATGAAAGCATAGTTTATCATTGCAGCTTTAATTGCAGCAGGTTTAGCTTTACCTTCCAAAAGAACATTAGAAGTTTGTGAAATAAACATATAAAGAGTTGGAACATTGTTTTTGTAAAGTGCTGCAACTTCTTCTAGTTTTTCAATTTTTTCTGCTGCATTAACAGCTTCGTTGCTTTCTTTTAAGAAAACATCAAAAGGATATACACCTTTTTCAAGTAAGGCAACTCTGGCTTCCATTAATTTTTTTGCTTGATGCTTTTTATATGCCTTTTTTATATCCATTTTTTACTCCATAGTTTTCTAATAAGTAGCGTGAAACAAACAAAACCATTGATAATTGTTAAATTTGTGTTATACTGAGTGTGTTAAAAATGAAAATCATACCCAAAAAATCTTTATCAATCGATGAAATGATGGAATTGGATAAAGACCAAAAGAAGGTTGTTAACCATAACAATGATAAAAAAACTGCTAACAGTATTGAAAAAACTGAACCCGTTGCCAATCAAAAATATTATTTGCCTGTTTTGAACATCAATCACACACAAGAATGGCAAACAAAACCTTTATCTGAAAGAAAGCATTTTACAGATGAAATTGCAATGCAAACTTGTCTTGGAAATTGCTGTGGTGTTGAAGGATTAAAAGGTGCTTGTTGTCATTTAGATCCAATTGATCTTGAACATGTACTTGGACCTGTAAGCGAGGAATGTATCAAAGACATTGTTAAATTTTTTAGGAAAAAAGGTTTAAATTATTCTCGTCAAGATATTGTAATTGATTATGAAGAAGGTAAGATAATCGGAGATACATTGTTTAAAGATGCACCAAACAACCAAATTTTTCATGAACCAAAAGCATATCCTATTTTACGTTTCCAAGCTCTTGGACCAAGATATTCATGTAAATTCATGAATCCACAAACGTATAAATGTCAGATTTATGAAGTTAGGCCAAAGATGTGTTCAACGTATTATTGCAATTATATTACTACAAATTTTCTTGTAAAAACAAAAACAGCCCATCCAAATAGATGGCGCAAACTACGATAGAAAGCAAATAATCATGACAAAATGGAAAGACGCTGATGGTAAAGTTATAACTAATGAACAATTGTTTTCTTGGATTTCTGAACAAACAGCTAGTTGGAAACAAGGAACAGAACACGAACTAATCGTTGGTGTTGATTCACATTTGCATAGTTGCACATACCAATTTATTACTGTTGTTTGCCTTTATCGTAAAGGTAGAGGAGGATTTTATTATTATAGTATTAACGAGAAAAACAGAAAAGAATTTAAAGGCACATATCCTGTTAGAGTAAAATCTCGTATGTTTCATGAAACTAGTTTAGCTATTGAAACAGCTACAGAAATCCAAGAAAAAACTGGAATAGCTCCCGTTATTCATTTGGATGCTTCTCCTCCAAATTCTGGAGAATTAAGTTCTATGTTTTCTGAAGAATTAAAAGGTTATGTTGCTGGTTGTGGATTTGAAGCTATATTGAAACCTTGGAGTTTTGTTGCTAGTGGTGTTGCTAACAAACATTCGAAAGTTTCAAATAGAAAAAGAATTAAACCTAAAAAATAATACATTTATCAATGTCAATAAGCACATTATACACACGGAGTTAATATGTCAGACCAAAAAAGAGTTGAACTAGATACCAAGATCGAAAAAGAAGTCCACAGACTGATTAAGAATATTTCTGAACAACTGTATGACAAAGTGCAACTTTATGCACGTAAAAACAATGTTCCAGTTGATCCAGAAGTGTTAACTCATATTCTTAAAACCGTACAAATTGTAATAAGTGAAATTGAGCTAAATAACATAGATCAATTTCACTCAAAAATCAAAACAGTTTTAGATGATTATACTGGTGATGAAAACCCTACCGAGATGTTGGGTTCAGTGGAACCAACAAAAAAAGGACGAGTAAAATCAGCTACAGTGTGATAGCTGGTTTATTAGTTTTGGTATTTATATTTCTTGCTCGCCATGCTTGAATGCGTAAAGCATCTAATAACATGCAACTGCATATTAAAACAATATGAAGACACTGACCCACCAGTGTTTCATAAGTTTGTTGTATTTTCTATAATCAATGAAGACGGAAGCATCAAACCATCATATGCTAAATGCAATAATTGTGGTGGAATACATAAAATTACCGAAGTTGGTATGTCACAAAAACTTAAACGGGAAACTATTGCAACTCTTCCTGACATAGAAGAAATAAAAAGTAGTTTACCAGAAAAACTAGTTTCTCTTGTTGAAAAATACAAACTAACATTGCCAACATGGCAAGAAATAAAGTTTGTGTTGGAAAATGAAAAATGGGAACGTCCAATTATTCTTCAAAAAGATCAAGAAGATGAAGAAGTATTTGGAAAATATCTTGTGTTTTATGGAAAATCATTATGGAAAGTTGATAACTTTTCTTCGGAGGAAATATGAGTAATTTCGATTCAATGCTAACAGATGAAAATGAAGCAAAACAAGATGAAGCTTACGTTGTTCCAAACTATATTGAAACCAAACTTCCAAAAGAAAAACGTTTGGAATGTAGAGGTATTGTTAAAACCATAAATGAATATGGCATATCTCAACGTATGAAACTTTATCTTATTTATCTTCTAGCATTAGAATTAGAAAACCGTGATTCTATGCTTAAGATTGCTAAAGTTGTTGGCGAATGTAAAGACAACATTGAAGATAGCAAGTTAATCCTTGAAAACAAGGAACCTGCTAAAAAACTAATTGTTGGTTAAAAATTTGCAGGAAGTGGATTTCCTCTGTCTTGCCATTGTTTAATTAATAAAGCTAATGTTTCAAAGTTTGGCTGACCATCTTTTTTTAGATTGTAGCCGGTTTGAAAAGCTAAACAAGCTGTATTGCTTTTTGGTCCCCAAATTCCATCTGGTTTTAAACCAAGCAAATGTTGGGCAGCAATAATCTTAGATCTATTAACAATGCTTACCCATGACTTAATACTTTTGTCTGGATTAGCTTTGGTTACTGGTCCCTTATATCCAGCTAAACACAACTCCAAAAACCAATTTGAACTTGGTTTCCAAAACTCTTCACCTGTTTTGTTATAACGTTTATCTTTTAGATTTGGAATAGAAGGAACAAATCTCTCAACCCATTCACGATAAAAGTGAAATGGCTCCATATATCCACGGTAATAAACAATTGGATCGTCTCCAGAAGCAACGTGTCCTTCATCTTGATACCAAGGAGCACTAACCTTATAACGCTTTTTATATGAGTCCGCATAATCTTTGTTGATTTTCCAACCACCAAAGTTATAACCGTTCCAAAATTTGCCCCATCCAGTTTCAGACACAGAATTGCCAATAATCCAAAAGATTTGTTCGGTGGTTAGTGACGAATTACATTTGTGTAAAGATTTGTAAGAGCAAAGAATAAACACAACACTTTTTGTGTTGTCATCTAGCTTTTTATAAGCTTCTGGTTGTTGGTTGTTTTTTATTTCTGTGGCTGGATCAAGCCATGATGGTTTTGTCATCTTATCATTTTCTCCACAGCAACAAGACGCTTTTCTGCACCATTTTCTTTAATAATAACTACACCTTCAAAAGAGTTATGTGTATTACTTTCACGATATACTCCACCAAGAGTTTGTTTATCTAACTTTGTTTGTATGTTACCTTTTGCATCTTTAAAGTGTACAAAGTGACTTATTACTTCTTGATAAAGTCCATCTTTTCTTGGTAAATAATTTTTTTCTAAACTAGCAGATATTTGCATTCTATGAATCCCTTCATAGAATACTTTATGTCTTAGTTGAAAAATTGTAAAGATATCACTTGATTAATAAATCAATTGGACGAGACACCCATATACCATTTACCTTACCAGAGGCTTTTAACGCTTTAACAGTGGCAGGACCGGGAACACCATCACAATCCTTATCTGCAAATCCTAAAGCCTTCTGGCGAGCCTTCCAAATGATTTTATCGTCATCGTTGTCAAACGCATATGTTTCATATCCAGCATTTTTAAGAGCTTGTTGAAGATATGGACCGGGATCACCATAACCACGATTTGTTGTTTGATGATAATGAGCATAAACACCAACAACATCTTTACCACAATTGCTTCCAGCAATACGCTTAATCACCCCTTTGGGTGGACAATTGTTTTTCATGTCCCAAGGTATTTGACGCTGAATACCAAGTTTTGCTGTTAAAAAATCAATAAACTCTACGGCTTTAGCAATTTGCTCTTCATACAAATCACCATTGTCATGTTGAACTAATTCAAATCCACAAGTAAACGGATTAACACTTGATGCTTGCCAAGTATAAAATTTAGTTGGATCGTTTTGAACCAACCATTCACCGTTTAAATCACAGGTAAAGTCCCATGAAACTTGTCTTGTTGTGTTAACTTGATACTTTGCTTGAGCAATATCAATGCTTGTGTTTGGTCCTAAGCCGGGAAGAAGCTTGCCAAGCTTACCATGAATAGTGTGACAAACAATTCCACGCAACCATAAGCTTCTTGGATTTTTATTTGTTACTTCTTTTAATCCAAGTGTTTTAGCTTCTGGGTCTTGCCAAGAAATTGTTTTAACACCGGGGATATCTAACTTTTGTTCGTTGATAATAATTGACATAAGGAAACCTCCTATAGCGTTAACTAGTAGGAGGTTTCTATATTAATGATAGTGGTAATTATCAAGTACCAGAGAAGGCTAGAGAGCCGCTTTTGCCAATAACAAGAAAGCTCTTACCGTCTGAAATAAGTGAAACAGAACTGCCAATTACGTTTGTAACTGCAAGTTTTGAACCATTATTGGTTCCATCAGTAAAAGCTTTTGTTCCATTTGCTTCTTGTGAGCAAGTGAGAGCATTAGCATACGCAGTTGTTGAGCGGAATGTAAATACTGAACCGGGGCAGCTTGATGCAAGAGGCATTACATATGTCACGGCTGCGACACCATTACCAAAAGTAAATGCACCAGCTTGTGCTGCTGAAATTGTAGCTGCTGTTGTAAGAGCAATCACTGGAGCTTGTAAACCACTGATTGTAACTGTTCCAGTACCGGCTGGATCATTTGTTGATACTACACCTAATGTTGCGTCAATTGTTGTTGTAACTGCCATTTTAAATTCTCCTACCTTTATTTAGGTTACATTTAATTATGACATATCGATTGTTTTTATCATTGAGACTCAGACTTTTCTTCTTCGGTACCTGTTGCTGCTTTGTCTTCGCTCCATCTACGGCCCCAATACAAAGCAAGAATTGGTGTTAAATAAGCCATAGCTTCAGAACCAGAAAACGCACGAATTTCAATGTTACCAATTTTGGCTACAATAGAAACAGTAAGCCAAAGAGTTACAACCACAAATGCAATAACCATCATTGTATATGATGCAGATTTGGTACCTGCTGAATTTTTTAACAACATAACTTAGTCTCCTTAACGACTAAGTAGGATGATCGCAGCAGTTGTTCCAGAAGCAACTACAACACTTCCAACAGTTAAACCAACAATAAACCAAACATTATTTGTTGGTGATCTACGCAGTGTTTCTATTGTTGCATTAGCTTCACGTAAAGCTATATCTCTTTGATTTACACGGGCTTGATAAGTTGAACGCAACAAATTAAAATCACTTTGTAGTCTATTAATATCTGCTATAGCGTTTGCACCCAGCCTTTCCATTTCAGTATATCTATCATTATTTAATGAGCGTAATGCAACATTTATTGATGAATTAATATGAGTTCTTGATTCTGGATTGATACAAACTCCCGGCCAAGGTCCAACAACATGAACTGCTGGAATTGTTGGTCTTACCCTTGGATCATTTATTTGAGCTTGTGTGTACATTTCTACCCCAATTGCATTGGTTGGAGCATTTTGAAAAATATTACTTAGTTGTAGTACAGGATCAGAAGACCTTTGAACCCTGTAACGATTTAAATTAATTTGTGTTAATACAACATCAGGACCATCGCTTGAATGACGTTGATTTGAACCAACTGTTGCATTGCAAGCATTTAAACAAACCAACAAAAGAAAAAAATATATAAATCTCATGGTTATTCTCTAACGATTCTTATACCAAAAGTTTCTGTTAATGAATCGGCCATTGCTCTTGGATTGTTATGAAACCTTAGCATCATTTCTTTTATTTCTTTTTCTTTTTGCTGAAGAATAATTTCTGTTTCTTTGTCATGACGATCTTGAATTTCTTTCAACATTTGCTGAAAATCTTCTTCGATTTTACGTCGCTTAACAATTTCTTCTTCAATTTGTCTTGTTAATTGGTCAATGTTTTGTCTGTTAGCTTCACGGGTTCTTTGTTGTTCATCGATCATACGATTGATAACATCTTGTTTTTGTCTTAGAATAACAACGGCATAAAACAAGATTAACCCAAAAACAATTTCTAGCCAATGTTCTTTAAAAAAAGCTTTTACTTTTTCAAAGAAAAGTTTTGTTTCTAGTTTTTTCAGTTCCATTTTTTTTCATCTTTGTTGTTTTGATATTCATCGTCTGATGAATATTCTGTAACACCCAAGTTATTCATTAACTCATCATGTGAAACGTGTAAAGCTTCAACTCTTGCTGTTAATTCTTCAACTTGTTTATAAGTTTGTAGTTGTTTAGCATATATCAAAGACAAACTTCGTTCTATAACTTTAAGTCTTTCTAAAAGAACTTTGTTTTCGAATTCTTTTAATCTAGTAACAAGTTCATGCAAATCAATTGAGTCAGGTGAAATAATTTGTTGTTGAGCAGTTTCTGGAACGTTATCTACTACTTCAACTTTTTTTCTTTTTGGCATATTTCACTCCTTGTTTTTTAATGGATTTTTACTTTCTAACGCAGCATAAATTGCTTTAGGATTAGTAAAAACTAATTGTTTTTTATTGTTGGCATATTTGTTTGTTTTGGCTGACTCAAGAATACTAACAATTCTTGGATCTTTGTTTTCAAGCATAATCAACACTTGCGTAATCAATTCTTGTAAAGACACTCCTTTTTCAAACAAGATTCTACGCACAGCAATCAATGAAGCTTTTGGTAAAGCCAACCAAAGATGAATTTGTTTTCGTTCTTCGTGTTCTGTTATCATTTACCCCCACCAGAAGGTACTCCTCCACCACTATCGGGTCCAGCATTAGCTTGTCTTGGTGCTGGTGGATATTCAGCTTGAACTTCAGATTTTGTTTTGGGTGTAAGATCAAAATCACGTTCCAAAATACTCATCATTTCTTTTGCCAATCGTGGAGAATAATTTTTTGAGATGTAATACATCGCACGATTTAAAATAATAGTTTTTGGATCAATCAATGTTTGATAGTTGTTTACAAGTCTTGCTATACCTTCTGCAAATCTACGGATATTGATGTTAGGAACGGGAGTAACAGGAGCTTCTGCGCCGGGTTCTGGTGTTTCTCCACCACCACCTCCTCCTCCTCCTCCTCCTGCGTCTCCTCCTCCTCCTGCTGATTCAGCAGGAGCATCTTGTTCAAACAACATTGAGTATAAGCTGCGTTTACGTTCAGACAATGGAGATAGTTTGCTTGGAGGAGCTTTTTCTTTTTCTTCATCTTCCAAAGGAACAGCTTCTTTTTCATACTGCATCAAATAACGATCAATTTTCAAATCAACCGATGCTTCTTTTTCTGATAAAGAATCTGAAAGATCTGGAGTTTCTAGCGTCCGTTCTGCTGGTGCAACATATGGTGGACCCTTAGATTCTTCGTCTTGTTCACGAAGTAAACGAAACTCATTTAAACGTTTACGTTTGGAATAAAGCATCAGCGACCTCCACGAATTTCTACTGGTGGCATTGCTTCTGGCAACCCTACTGATCTTTCTTTTTGGTTTGAAACAACAGGTTGAATTGCATAAATTTGATGGAGTTTTGCCATTTCTGCTGCAAGCATTCTTGCTTCAACCACACTCCAGTTAATTTCTCTCATACTTTTGTTAAGATATTCAAGTTTTTCACCGGGATAATCATAGAACCAAGCATGATGCCATGTGTCAACAATTAAAACTGGAATTCCCATCAATGGAATATTGAATACATGTCCTTCAATAAATGTGTTGAGATATTGTTGCTTGAATGGATCAAAGTAGCAAACTGCCCAACCTTCTCTTGCGGACATACCGCAAGCACGGAAATCTAACTGCCATTGATCAAAGGTTCCCCAATCTCTTGCAAGTCTCATGAATGGAATGCTATCAGCCCGAATTTCAGAGTTAACATCTCCAGAATTTGTAAAGTATAACTCATGAAGCTTTACACCATTGAAATTATGCATTTCATCTTGTTTTAAACGACGAAATTCAGAATCATTGTTGTTGTCAGCGTCTGCTCTTGGAACAGTGTCAAGTTTTGAAGAAATTTTATTGAAGCTATCAACATAGTTTTTATAAAGCTTTTCGTGATTTTCTTTTGTGGTTGGAGATTGTGTTTCTCCTTTTTGTGTAAAAGAACGAACAGTTAAAATCAACGCTTCATTGATAAGTTTCTTTGCAGTTTGAACTGTTTGTTTAACAACAGGTTTTTCTAAAACTCCACTGTTACCCAATATATTTCCAACTGCTTCTTGAATCACTTTTTGCAAATGTTCTTTATCAAGTTTTTTTGTTGTCATGTAAATACACCTTTTTTCAATAAGTAGTAAACCTATGGAGTTATCTTGCTTTCCATATCGTCTTCTTGAGGAAACGTTGAATCCCAATCATCTTCCGGTGAGTTGACGTTTAAATCCATTGTGTCAACAATATCTAAAAATCCATTGTCTTCTGCTGCATCTTTTGTTCTGGATATTCTTGGATCGTTACGATTTAAACCGGGATAAAAACTTTGTGCAGATGGACCAGTTTCAAATAACAATGAATATAATTTCATATTATTAACTAGATTCATTCTCTTCTATTGGTTATGTTCCACATCAAGGATATACATTTACTTTTTGTTTTTTATATGACAAGTTATAAAAACAAGGAGCTAACATGGCAGCAGATGTTGTTATTGGTTTACAATATGGAGATGAAGGTAAAGGCAAAGTAGTTGATTATCTTGCCAGAAACTATGATTATGTGGTTAGATTTCATGGAGGTAACAACGCTGGACATACGCTTGTTGTAAATAACAATCGTATTGCTGTTCATGCTTTACCTTCTGGTATCTTGCATCCACAAGTTTGTAACGTTATCGCAAATGGATGTGTGATTGATTTAGATCAACTTGCAAAAGAAATTAATCAGCATGGTGGGCCTTCTGCATTTACTGGTAGATTGTTTGTATCTAACGCAGCACACGTTATTCTTCCATCAGCACGTATTGTAGACCAAGAAACAGGTGGTAAGATCGGTACAACAGGAAAAGGTATTGGTCCAACCTATGCTGCCAAAATGAACAGAACAGGTTTAAGATTTGAAGATATCTTAAATGGCAGCATGAGTTCAGTGTATTCTACAGATACAATTGATACTGTAAGACCATTTATTACCAATACTGTTAAACTTCTTCAAATGGCAGAAAAAAGCGGAGCTTCTATCCTTCTTGAAGGAGCACAAGGATCTTTGCTTGATATTGATCATGGCACATATCCATATGTTACAAGTTCTAATTGTACTGTTGGAGGTGCATTAACAGGAACAGGTCTTAACCATAAGTCTATCCGTAAAGTTATTGGAGTTATGAAAGCTTATACAACAAGAGTTGGAGAAGGACCGTTTCCAACAGAACAGCCAAATGAAATTGGGGATAAAATCCGTCAAATTGGTGGTGAGTTTGGCACAACAACAGGAAGAAACCGACGTTGTGGGTGGTTGAATTTAACAGAATTAAGGAACGCTTGTGCTATAAATGGTGTTGACTATTTGGTGGTTACAAAGCTAGATGTACTAGATACGTTTGAAGATATTTCTATCGAACCTGCCGGTGTAGTTAAAGGCTGGAATACTTCAACAAAAGGTTTGCGAAATAAACACAAACTTCCAACAAATGCCGTAAAATATCTTAACATGGCAACAAAATCACTTAATGCAGAATTAAAATATGTCTCTACATCCCCAGAAAGAGAGGACATGATTGTGCTATGAAGATTAAAATTCATAGAAACCAATGGTATAGAATACTTGATTATTATCAAAACATTATAAATGAAAAGTTTTTATACCAACCATTGACTCCTGTTACCCAACATTTTATCAAACTTACATTGGATAATGCTGTTAAAAACATGAAGCAGCAAGAATCTAATCCTGCATGGCATGTGCCTATTCATCCTAAATTTAATTTACAAACACAATCGGTATCAATTGAAGCTGTTGATCCAGACAGTATAGAATTAATTTAAAATAATCTTTATTATTTTTCAAAACCATGCTAGAATTAAAACATGGCAACTAGTGAACAATTATATGAAATTCTTAAGCAACACGAAACATATGTGGTTTCAAATGGTAAGAAAGGTAAAGTTGCAAACCTAAATGGGGTTTACGTAGAAAATGCTGTTGTTGAAAACATGAATTTGCAAGGTATTTTTTTCAATGACGCAAAACTAACGAATGCAAAGTTTATCAATACCAATTTTTCTTATGGTACTTTTTCCTATGCTTATCTTAAAGATGCATCCTTTGTTGGATGTAACCTAGAAAAAACAAGATTTGATTTTTCAACTCTTTTTTATGCACAATTTGAAGACACAAATTGTACAAAGACTTCATTTACGGAAGCACAACTAACCGGAGCTAGGTTTAGTAACTGTACGCTCGATAATGTAAATTTTTATAGTGCAATTCTAAAAGAAACAATTCTTCCAAAAAAAGATCTAAAGCTTGGTAAGCTTTATAAACTTACATCTTATCCATCATTCATCTCAATAAAGAAAATTCATCCATTGGTTTGTTTGGTTGGTGTAAACTGGCATACAATTGATATCCTTGATGGAGAGGGTATACTTCATAAGAGTCTCCCCAACTGGATCAAATATTCAATGCAAGAAGTAGAAACATGACAAACTTTTCTCACCTTATTTTTATTTTTCTTTTGACTTGCTCAATGGCAAGTACAATTGTAGGATCAAAGTCTTTAAAGACTTCTAGATAAAATGAAAATCGGTAAACTATATCAATTAACTGATAAAGCAAAAAAAGAATTCCAAACAAGAAGCAATAACATTCTTTTTGATTTGGGAATCAACGTTTATGATCCAACAACGAAATCATATGTTTCATATGATATTAACATATTCATTATTCCATTAGAATTGTCTGACATACTTCTAGATGGAAAAAAGCTAAAAGGCGAACATTCTAGAAGGGTAAATGCTTTACTCCCAGATGGAACAACAGGTTTTATACACACTTCTCTTCTTGAATGGGAAGAAGTAAAAAAAGAAAAATAATCTTTAGATATTGAAAATTATATGATATCCTTTATTCATAAGGAAGGAATTGAAGATGTTCAAGATTATTGACATGCTGATTTCAGCGTATGCTTTTTGGATTTGGTTTCAAATCCTCATGATTTTGATTGCTATGGCATCTGTGGTAGGTTTTGCTCTATGGTTGGGGGCATGAGTATGATTGTAATTGATCAATCTGTTACAAGAGCAACAAAGCTTTTGTCAATTTACCGTCAAGAAAACGGTGGATCTGGCAATAACTTCTCTCACGCCAGAGATCTAATTGTTGACTTAATGCATTTTATTACAGAAAACAATTTTGGAGAAGCCAGCGATTTGCTGGAAACTGCCAACCAAATTTTCGAAATGGAAAAAGATAAAAATAATCTTTAGAAAATAAAACCCAAGCGGTATAGTAGAAACATGACAAGGACGATTCGAACCAAAACTGAAAGTGATTCTGATGTAGAGCTAGGAACTGTTAAGTTCCGAAATGATTATGAGTGTAACGTCTTTGGCGATAAGTTTCACGCTGGAGAAACGGTTAAAGTTGGCAAGTCAATGCTTACACCGTTTGGTGAGGCTTACTTCAAAGTCATGGGTACAAAGGTTTGGGTTACTTCAAAGGAAGTTACCAATATTAACGTCAAAATGGGCCAGCGACGAACGTATCGTTCGGTGCTATAATAATCAACAACTAACCAAAACCGTTTTCAATAACAATAGTTTTCAAAGGATAAAAGGTATAAACATGGATAAGCACATTCTTTACACTGTTCTTGAGTCTCTCACTGCTGGTATGTCTGCTACAATTAACTTTCATGAGCCATTTGTTGCTCTTTCTGGTGATTATACCATCGTTGCGTCAAAGGTTGGACGAGGACGGGGTGGTTCTCGTGTTATCGAGATTGCACCTGTTAGCAATCCTACCGATAGTTTTGCTGCCCTTGAAATTGATGGCAGGGAGAAGGCTCTTGGTACTGGTACGTCAGAATACATCAACACCATTATTGTTGATGGAAAGACTTATGGAATGGAAGATGCACTGGAGACTCGTCGGACTCCAACCCGTGCGAAGCGTCCAAGCGGTGAGACTGTTGTTGTACCTCGCAGCAAGACGGAGCGTACTCCACGTACTGCTGCCTCTACAGCACAATCCGAGCGAGTTGCAAATGTGATGGGAGAGATTCTTACAGAGAATCCAGCTACAAACTTTAAGATCATTGCCAAGGATCGTAATTCTACAATGAATGGTGAATGGCGAGTTGATAGCTTCAATTATGCCGACAATGCTCTAAGCATGAAACTCATCAGCATTGATGATGCAACTCAGATGTTTGAGTTTGATAGCAACACGCATGGTGCGGATATTCGAGATATCCAAGTTATTGGTATCGAGAATATGTGATCAATCCAGCATAGTCTTAAGCAAAGATTTCATCTTAGCTTTCAAGGCTAGTTGTTCGGGACTAAGCTTAATAGGCTCATGAACTCTAAGCAGTTCATGAGCTTTTTGTGTTTGTACTACTGGTGGACTTGGAGGTGTGAATAAAACTTGTTTAACAAATTCACTATCAAAGTTTTTAGCAATTTCATCAACCTTGATTCGTTTTTGTTCAACAATAGGCATGGGGGCAACAGCAGCTATAGCAGCTTCAATATCATCTTCAATAATTTCTTCTTTATCTGCCTTTATAGGCTCTTCTGATTTTAAATCGTCTTCTTGTTCGTCTTGTTCTTCTTCTGCCTCTGTTAAGTCATTTAAATCGATTGAGCAGGTAGTAATAACAGGAATAAGAAGTTGTGTTTCTAACACAAGTTCAATTTTAAGAATGTAATTTTTATTTGGGTTAAAAATGCATAGTTGCTCTGGAAGAACAAAACATAGATTGTTATCTTCTATGGATACTGGTAAAACAATTCCATGTTCTGTTTCATCTTGAATAAATGCTCGACAAATATATTCTGGATTTTCTTCTTCTGAAGAATTAAGAAGAGAACAATAAGACTCTTCCAATGGTATAGTTGTTGGAAGGTTAGGTTTTATTACAATAATTTGTTCTTGATCAATCATATTAACCTTTTAATATACCCCGACCTCCATGTGGATGTTGATATTGTCGGGCATCAGTTATGATGTTTCTACCATTATTATATTGACCGGGAACAACAATTGCTTCTTTTGGTACAAGTAATGGACCCAAGGAAGCCATTGGTGGTGCATGAACTTCAACCAATTGAGAAAGTAAATGTGGATTGCGTTGAATTTCTTGAATATTAACTTGAGTTTGATGTTGAGGGATAACATAAACTTGCATAACATTTTTCATTACAAATGGTTGTGCGGCTAATTGGTTGTTAACAGCACCAACTTGTCTTGCAAGAATAAATGTGTTACCATAAGCTTGTTGGATAGCCCTAAAAATTGGATATCCTTCTTTTAAAACAACTTGTTGATATTGAGGTTGTTGCTGTTGAGGTTGTTGACGATTAAAGATCCTAGCTAAATCAGCATCCCCAAGAGAATTGATACCACTTGTTTGCTGTAGCATTTGTTGCTGACGAGTAATAGCATCCATATCAACATTAACTTCTTTGTTTAATGGTACAGCTTCGTAATGAGGTTGTTGATTACGTTTAGCAATTAATTCACGAATAAATGGATCGTGAATTTCTGCTTCTTTGGCTGCTTGATCTTTGTAAGTTACACGTTGATCTAATGGATTGTTATTACGTTGGTTGTGACGCTGTTGAGCACGCATACGCATTTGTGCGTCAAACCAAGCTTGGCTTCCATCATCATGTTTATTTGACATTTAAATTCTCCACTTAAAGAGAATAATAGATTATATCAAACTTTTACAAAACCTCTACGCACAAGAAGACGTTCAAGTAACACTTCATCTGCTGTACCTACATCAAATTGTAGATGTGCATAACTGCTATCGATATCTTCTTTGATAACCTTTGCATGTGGTAAAGTTGAGCGAAGTTCTTGTTGAACAGAAATAAATTCACGACGAATATCTTCTCGTTTACAAAACCTTGGATATTGTTTCATAAACATATTTTTCTGACCTTTACCGCTAATAGCAGGTTGTTCGTTACGTTCGTGGAACTCGCTTTGTAATGGAACTGCGTATCTCATTGTTTAACTCCTATCGACTAACCTAGTCGATTGATGATTCTCCTCACTCATAAAGAGTATCATCTGTATCTTCTTCTAAATAGCTTTCCGACTTAACTTTTGCTTTTTTTGTGTTTGCTACAAATTGTTTGCGGCCACCTTTTGATTTTCTTTTCTTTTTCTTTGCTGTAGCAGCTCGTTCTTTTTTAGACAGGGAATAAGCCTTAGAAGCAGGAAGACAACGATCTGGATTGCTGGTATCTTTACTTGAACCGCATTCACCTTTCACTTCTCCAGAAGAGCTTATGCGTTTCCATTTTTCCTTAAACCAATCACGTAAGTCTTCCATAATGATTTCTTTAAGAGCTTCATTTAACTCTAAAGATTCATTAGCTTTCTTTTTTTTCTTTCTCCAACCGCCACCTTTGCTTTTATACCATTTAGAAGCCCACGCATTAGCATAAGCACTGGGGTATTTAGTGAATTTACTTCTGGCAGCAGCTTTTGCTCTTGACCATAATGCTGGATTTGTTGGAGCATTCTCGCCTTCAAAAAGAATATCGTCGTCTTCCATACAATTTAACTATGGGTTTACTTCTTTAAATTCACAGATTCCATCATCTAAGATATAAAGCACTCTATCACCATAGATTATTTTAAAATGAAAAACATCTTCTTCATGGTTCATAAACAACCATTTTCTTTTGGTATGAATTGTTTCTAGATAAACAACCAAAGAATTATCGTCTATTAAGATTGAAGATTCTTCTTCTTCTCCATAAGGTGTTGTTTCTCCAAAAATAAGAGGAGTAGCAGACTTGCTTTTTGAATAAGCGATGTAAAGTTTACCGGGAATTAATTTACACATATGCTTTATGTTATTATACTACAGAATAAAAGGAATATAAAAAATGGAAAGCGATGAAAAAATAAAACAAGCTCAAGCAACACAAATTGTGTCTAGATTTATTTCTAGTATTTTAATGTTTGCTTCAGCAGGATTGATTATGAAAATAGCATGGAACATAGGAGTTGCATCAATTTTTCCATTGATACCAAAGCTCAACTATGTTAATGCTGTTTCAATCTTGGCTTTAATTTATATTGTTTCAAGAACTGTTTCTGCTGGATTAATGGCAGAAACAAAAAGAACAGCTACACAAGCTTTAGAGTCTCTTGAGTTGCTTAGTGTTAAACTCACAGACTTCTTAAAAGAAAAACGGTGGGAATATGTGGCCCAGCGTTCACAAGAAGATAAAACAGTTAATTAACCAATCAAGTAACGGAGACGTAGCAAGTTAGCTACGCTGTTACGTGTTTCTCTAAGATACCCAACAAGGCTTAAAACAATACGACGACGTTCTTTTGCTGCGGTGTTATGAAAATAATCTTCACGCAACATTTTTTCACCTTGCTCCGCTAACTTGTCGGCTGTATCAAAAGTTTCATTTAAAAACTTTTCAACTTGTTTGTTGTATTCTTTTAATTCTGCTGGTGAATCTCCACCAGAAAGAAGAATTTGATCTACATCCAAAGCTTCTTTAATTGCAGCTTTGATTTGGTTGCGTGTTTTTAAATTCATATTAAACCCTTTTGTGATAAGTATAATCAAACTTTCTTTTTCAACCAAGCATCTAATGCAGCTTTGTAGTATCTTTTTGCTTTTCCTGATAGTTTTGGATCTTTAATAAGATGGTTAAGTACCATCCCAACACCATATGTGTCAAGTGAATTAAGTGGATTTTGATCAACAAAATGGTTCATGTAATAGCTCATTTGATTCAAAACATCAGGATCACTTGGTTTTTTCCTTTGATTCATTGAATAAATAATGAATTGTGCTTGTTTAAGCAAAATAGGATAAAGATCAGATCGTACTTTACGAATGAATTTTTCTGTTTTAGATTTTGTTGAAGTAACTTCATCTAAAAACAAGATATCTTTTAATTTCATGAAATATAAATAGTTACAGTTTTCTTAACACCAAAGGATTATCTTCTGGTAATATCTTCCAAAACTGACGCTCAATTGGTGGTTGTTCTCCCTTACGGAAAAACATAAGCTTACGTCCTGCTGTGCTGCTATAAACCCCTATAATCGTTATATCGCCCCCATGAACAAGATTATGACAAATAGCACAAAGGACAGCCAAATTGTTCAGATTGTTCGAACATCTTGGATCTGCCCTTGGAATTATATGATGAATATGTAAAGCGGAAGGATTATTGTAATTACATACTTCGCAAGAAACCTTTTTAAGAGTTTCTCCTGTGCGCTTCTTACGTTGCATCTACATAATGCTCCAAGCAAGAACGTAGAGTGTTTTCATGCAAAACAAGAACCTTAGAAATTGGATCTTGATAACCACCTGCAAGGTTCCACACAATTGGCTTGCGATGGCGTGCAGCAAAGTTAAAAACAATATCATCACGAAGCTTCATTTGCTCAGTGGTCAGAAAACCACCAAGAGGATCATTGATGTGAGGATCAGCACCAGCTTGGTAAAGCAAAATATCACAATCACGAAAGTTTGTGTTGAGGTACGCAGGAAGCCTTAGAAGCCAATCGTCGAAGTTATCATCGTTGTGTGCAAATCCACCAAAGGTATAGTGCTCAATAAGCTTGTTAGCTCCATCAAACTTATCAATAATGTCTTGAGTGCCGTTACCATAATGGGCATCAAAATCAATAATACCGATTCGGCCAACACCTTGCTTCCAAAGCTGGAATGCTGCAACCATCAATCCATTGAAGGTACAGAATCCACCACAGCTATTATAGCAGCTATGATGAAATCCGCTTGTAGGACTCATTGCTACAGTGTTGTTTTCTAGGGCATATTCAGACGCACGCAGAAAACTTCCAACAGTATAAGGCAAACTAAGAGCTACAGCCTCCAGTGTATTACCAAATCCATTAATCTTTCTTAGCGACATGATATCAGAAACAAACTTAGGATCATGAGCAATAGCAATTTCATGCTGACTAACAGGATTCCAATTACCGAAAACCTTGATTCTGTTAGACTTGTTGAAAAGCTCAACAACCTTTTCCGGCTTTCCGGCACTAGGAGAAAAAGAAGTGTTGTTACTAACACTTTGCTTTGGTGAATAAAATACTGAGAGCTTCTTCATTTGTTTTACCTCTTTGTTATAGGATATCACACGAATAACAAAAAGTAAAACAAATTTATTTGTTGAATTTTTAGCCTCTTGATGGTTGATAATGCTGTGCTCCACCAAGAAAACTAGCTATAGTAGCTCCTAAACCTTTTTTGATTTTTGATTGAACGTTTTGAAATACATCTTCTAAAGATGTTAAAGCTTCAAACCTGTTAGGATCAGCTACAAATTGAATATTTTTTTCAACAATGCTTGGGTTTTTTTCAATTTGTTTTATGAACTGTTCTACATTAAACCCCGGAACTTTACCAAATTCTCTTTTAACCAAAGAAGCTGCTTGACTTGAGCCGAAAAATCCTTTTTTTGTTGACTTTAGTTTTTCTTGATTTTTTTCACTAAAAACTTCAAGATAAGCAGTAATAAAAGGAATAATCTTTCCCATTTGTTTAGTGTACTTGTCGATTAAAGCTTCTCTTTCTGTTGTATAATCTGCTGAAATCCCTAACCCTGTTCGTTTTGATGGTTCAAAAGTACCAACAATTTTACCTGATGTGGGGTCCATAAGGGAACTTGGTTTTGGTACATATGGCTCTGTTTTATTCTTTTTAAGAAAGTCAAATAAACCTTCATTCATTTCTTCTTCAAAACCAGAATAATAACCAGCTTTAGGCATAGAAGCTCTAGGGTTATTATATGCACCACCAACACTCATTGGCTTTTGAGATGTTTTATAGCTGGATTCTTTTGAGGTGAGCTTATCCATTGCCTCAACTGTGTCATGTAGTTCATCAACTACATTCATTAAGAAGATACCAATTTCATTAAGGGCATTCTTAGTTTTTAGATTTTTCAACACTCCAATTGTTTCTAACGTACCATGTTCATAAAACTCCAACATTAAAAGAGAGCTATAAGCTCCAACCAAGCGATTATATTCGCTAATCAGATATCTTGCTTTCTTTTTTGTGGATGGAAGATGTTTGTTTTCTTGAAGAAGAGAAAAACTAGATACTTCAAAAAGCAGATGTTTTAGCTCTTGAAGTTTTTCTTTGCGAACTTTACGAATATAACGTTTATTCATTTATAAACCTCGGTTTATAAATATAATTTTGTTCTCTTTTATTTGTTATATTTAAAATATTTGTATGTACGATGTTTGTACGCAAACATTTCCGCTCCATTTAGATTTGCTTCATTAATGTGTTTGATTTTTTTACAACAAGAACACATTAACAATTTAGCTTGATATTTCCTAAACTCTTCCACTGTTGTTACGTCAGAAAAATTCCAAGAACTAATCAAGATAATCCAATCATGAGATTGGAATAAAGTGCAAAACAACCAAACAAAAAACAAATGAAGTTTATATTTGATGCTGTCAAAAAAAGAAAAATTATTCCAAGTATAATCTTGTAGAACAATTTGTTCGTAATCGGTGCTAGGAGTTTCCATAGCACCATTATATCACGAATAAAAATAAATTATAAAGGAATATTAATCAATATTGCATTACGCAGTTGTCATAACGAATACTGAGAGATACTTCGGCTATACCAGTTCCTTCTTCATATGAAAGATCACCGAAACCTGCTTTTGTGCAAAAAGCACCTTTGATATCCCAGAGTTGGATTACTGTACCAACTGGATCAAGCATTTTAAGTTGAATGTCCCGCTTGTAAAAGTCAGGATATCCAGCACGACCTGATACAGATTCAAAGCAAAGGCGAACCCATTCCATAACTTGTTGTGCGCCTGATGGAGCAATTGGATCGTGAAGTGTGCAACTGATTTCGCCAAAGGTTGTTTTACCAGCAACGTAACGTGTGCTGTTAATCCAGTTGATTGTTACTGTTTCAGTTGTGATTTCTGGACGGGCTGCTGTTTTCACCAAGAATGCGTCGATACCTTCGATTGCGAACACGAAGGAACGTTTCATCATTGGTGTAAATTTGGCTGGAAGCATTTCTGTTACTGATAAGGTTTGAGCCATTTTAAAATTCTCCTATACGTTGTTTTATAAATATTGTTATTATTGGTTTTATTTATCAGCCACCAACGAAGTTTTCACGGTTGGTAACAACAAAATCAATGGTAAAGAATTCCAAGCTTGTTGTTGGGATTAGGAAAATCTTACCACGCATTGTTTTGTTATCTAGATCTGCTTGGGTTGTGGTTGTTGTGTCAATTGCGACTCTGTATTGTTCCACACCACCAGCAGATTGATAACGTGCAAGTATTGGTTGAACAGCAGCATTAAACGCACTCAAGGTTGTGAATGTTGCTGGTTCAAAAAGGAAGCGTGTACCAACTTGACGTACTTCACGACGAATTGCAATAAGCAATCTACGAACGTTAACACGATTAAGCAAACTGTCTTTGTTAAGCAAGGTTTTTTGACCCCAAACAACTGGTCCAACTCCTTGTTTGGAAAGCAAGAGGTTCAATCTCGCCACATAAAGGGTGTCTGCGTTGGCTTGATTTAGTGCAACAGCGAAATCTGTTACATTTGAAAGAGTACCTCTTGTAAAGCCTGCGGGAGCATTAAATGGTTGACCAACTGTATCATTTTTAGCGTATGCACCAAGAACAGCAACAGATGGTGGCATTTTTTCATAAACAGTGCCGTTATCCAAACGAATGTTAACGTCTGGGAAATAAGCAGCAGCAAAGCTGCTGTTTACCCCACGATTAACAAACTGTTGTGCTGTTTGTGAAACGTTTACAGTTGTATAAGAACCAGTTAGATCGTTTGCATTAGAATCATATTGTTCTGGGTCCATGATATAGAAGCAATCGAAACGATCATTTTCTACAGCGTTGATTGCCGTGTCAGTTACGTAACGAACACGAATGCCGGGGATTGTAAGAAGTTGAATGCTTACATCATTAACATCAGAAATAACATTGATTGCTTTCAAGTAGCTTTGTACAGTTGGACCGTTTGTTAGACCACGATCTGTGCGAGTAATTTCTTGAGAAACGGCTGCGTTCTTAAGATAACGTGTATCTGGATTAAAGATACGAGTGCCATCGAACCCACGTTCAAGATAAAAGCTAAATTTAGCTAGTTTTTGCACTGATGCATTTTCAACAAGATCATCAACTGAAAGAGCCCTTGTTTTTGTTGCATTGTCAGAAGCAACATTTCCTGTACGCACATAGCTCCAACTTAAAAGTGCTGTTGTGCTTGTATCTGGTACGTTTCCACTACCTGTTACAATCTTAATCTTTTCTAGAGAGAAAAGGTTGTTGTTAAACAAATCTGAATCAATAATGCCGTTTGCTGTTGTGGTTGCTGAACCATTATTATCAAACACTGCTGGTTGAACATATGTTGAACCTTCAAGGTTTGGGAAGTATGAGTTATAACCAAAAATGCTTGGATTAAAGATAGAGCTACCGTTTGGATCGGACAAACTTGTTATGTTTTGGAATTGAACACCCCAATACAACCCTGTGTCAACACCAGAAGAAGCAGCAATTTTTTTAAGGTTCAAGCGCATCGGAATAGGTGGTTGTGAAGCATTATAAAGTGGTACTCCTCCACCTGCGCCACCGGCAAGAGCAGAAAAGTATGGGAATGATGGATTTAGAAGATCGCCTTGTTTGATATTATAAAGAGAGCTTGAACCTTGTGTTACAAGGTGCTGCGGTCCACGGAAACCAAAAGGCACTGCTGATGGATCAAGTTCGCCAGAATCAACAATATCAGCAACTTCAACACGAACAAATCTTGAGTTAACTGTATAATCACCAACTGTTGTTACTTTTTGGGAATCTACGTCTGTATCAAAGTTAAAGAAAGTGTGTATGGTTCCAATCTTACGAGCGATATAATTTGGTGAAGTTGGATCAAGTGAGCAGTTTGTATATGTTTCCAAAGCTCCCTCGTTATCCAAACCATTAAGTCTACGAATTTCAACACCAAATGTGCCATATGGTTGCGTTGCAGTACCGGGTTGAATATTGATAATAGAAACTCTGATTTGGGTGTTGCTTATTTCACCATCAGATAGATGGTGGAAACGGAAAAGATTAACTGGAACCCCACCAAACCCTTGTGAAATTACCCAAGGTGAGAAAGCATGACCGTAACGATCTTGAAAGTTTTCAAAGTTTGGTGTGATGCTGCTTCCGATATTTGAAGTATGTGTTGCATTTGAACCAGAACTTGGAACAATGAATGCAATGTTTTGTTTGTTACCATAAGCAGAACCCGAATTAGAAACAATTATACCCGAACCAGTTGGTACTGCAAGAGCAGAATAAACATCATAACCTGCATACAACAAGTGCCCAGCTTCTTGTGTTTTAAGGGGATCTGTATTAAAAACGTTTCTGAAATAATCAACTGCTTGTGGATCAAAACTTGCAGTGATTACGTTTGGATAACGTGTATCTGTTCCCTTGTGACCGTTAAGGATCATAACAAAGTTTTGTTGACCATTTAAAAGATCAACTGAACCTGTGAATCCACCAGAGAATGCTGTTTCAGTGGCTACAAAGTTTGAAGCTGGTGCATCAGAAGCTTGTGCTGCTGATGACAAACGAAGAACAACCCCAGATGGAGCAAACAAAACACCACGTACAATTGGAACTGATGTTGTTGAAGTTTGCAAGCTAGCATCAGAGAATATAGATGAGCCTACTGATTCACTCATAAAGCAACCAAGCATATACACAGAGCCAGTTACACCACCAGCATTTGCATAAATGTTATTGCCGAGAGCACCACCACTTCCACTTGGTTGTTGAGAACCAACAACATAACCAGCACCAGCAACAATACCATCCCCTTGTCTTGCACTGCCACTACCAGCACCAAGAACTCTTACTTGCATGAGTGGTACACCAGTATTACCAAACCATTGTCTTGCAGAAAGATAACCTAGTGGGGTATTTGTGTTAACATCACCAAATATAGAAATATATTGTGTCAAGCTTGTTGCCATTGTAGGAACAAATGCTGGTCCTTGAACAGTGGGTGAAATTACACAAGCTGGTACTCCTGTGGGAGTTCTTACAACTGGTTGGCTGATATTAAATTCTCTTGCTTGTACGCCGGGGCTCAATAGTGCCATGTTTTATTCTCCATAAATTTATATGTTACGGATAAATAGAATAATAAAAAAAAACTGCCGCCTTCCAGCAGCAGTTTTTCTTTTCAATGGTTATAGATTAACCAAACAAAAGACGATTTATGAATTAAATCGTAACTCCGCTTGGTAGAATAACGAAATCCATAACAACATATTCTACTGCTCTTGTTGGTAGTACACGGATTTGTGCGTTCATACGATTGCTATTAACGTCTTCAGCAGTATTGTTACGATCATCACAGATAACTGCGAAGCGTTCAATACCTTGTTGGGATTGCACTGTTGCCAGAACCAAACTTGCTTCAGTGACAAATCGTGTGCGAAGGGTTGGAGTGTTTTGCTCAAACAACAAACGGTTACCGATTGCAACAATCTGACGCTTGATTTCTAACAACATTCTTTTAACATTGATAGATTCCAAAGCGTTTTCTGCTAGTTGTAGTGTGTTTTGTGAGAAGAACACATAGTTGGCACCGGGGAACTTAACAATTGGGTTAATGTTGGCATCATACATTGTGTTCCGATCTGTTTGATTAAGTCTAATAGCAGTATTGATAACGAAGTTTAAACTACCACGATCAAACCCTGCTGGTGCAAACCAAGGGAATCTAACACGGTCATTATATGACAATGCAGATACAGCAGCGATAGTTGCTGGAACTGTTACTCTGCGGGTGTTAACAGTATCATCCATAATAATATTTGGGAAGTATGCTGCACCACCATTGTTATCCAATGCACGATTAATGAATGCATTTGATGTTTTGTTGATGGAAACATATCTTCCAGATTCACCATCGAAAATACGCACATCATCTTTGTCATATGGTTGAATATCAAGAAGATAAAAACTCAAACCATAAGCTGTATTTTTTTCTAGTGCATAATTTGTAACGAGTGGATCACGTTGACCGGGAACAGTAAGAATATTATTATTTGCAAGACTTGGGTTGGTTGCAATATCAAGTGCTGTACGATATGCAATAACGTTTTGGTTAGAAGTACCAACGCCTGTGTAATTTGTTGCTGTTGGAGCACCGGGGGAAACATAGCTTGCGTTTGCAAGACCGTATACTCCACCCGCACCAACTTCTGTAGATGTTGATTGATCAGTAAAACGAGATGCTTGCTTGTCAAAAATATTCACACCATCCCAACCAC